TTTCTTGAACAAAATAATGTTCAACCCAATCTTCCTTCTTTTCTTTAGTGGAGGTTTTAAAATCAATTACTGCTAACTCACCATCAAACTCTGCGATACAGTCTACACGACCAGCAAGTCCAAGGTAATGTGAGTATAGGAAGGTCTCCAAACAGTGAATGTTATCAATGCGATCAAGAGTGGTCTTGGCCGACTGAAACATTCTAACAGATAATGGATTATTTTCCAAGTATATTTCAAGATTTAATTTATCTTTAATATAATCTTCAGTAATACTATGGAAGGCAGTACCTCTTTGAGTTGCTCTAGCAGTGATTTGATTAGCCTCATGCTCACCTACTTTCTTTCTCCAACCTGCGAAGAATGCTGCGTTCTTAAACGATGTGATTGAGGTAACACTCGGATAGTATTTATCCGCACCAGGAATAGGATAGAATCTTACTCCATCCTTATTAATTGGTTCAACTTCTATCGGTACGATAGGATCATCAACAAAGGTAAAGCTCATTAGAAACCAAGATTGTATTTTGTTATTAAGTATTGTTTGACTAGACCAGATCTTACGATGTCTTCTATGCCAAACTCAATGCAAGCAAAGTCCTTCATTTCTTGAAGGATTTGTATGAAGTCTGATATCTTAGACTTCTCGGATTCTCTGACTAAATCTGTTTGGGTGATGTCACCACAGAACATAATCTTAGAGTCCTCACCTACTCTTGTTATTATACTATCTAATTCATGAAAATTCAAGTTACTGAATTCATCTACAATAACGATAGCATTATCAAGAGTAGTACCTCTAATGAATGAAGTACTCCAGAAGTCAATGGTCTCTTGAGATCTTAGATTATCATACAACATCTCAAATGAATTATCATCAGGCATACCAAACATATACCTCACCATATTCTTGTAAGGTATTTGATACAGGTACGACTTATCTTCATGGTCGCCAGGAAGAAATCCTATCTCTCTAGTAGGTACTAGTGACCTTACAATGTATATCTTATCGTAAGGTGAAGTATCATCTAGTACCTCTTGGAGTGCTAGGTAAAGCATAATGAATGTCTTACCTGTACCAGCAGCACCATGCAACAGAAGATTCTTACCTTTCTTATACTCATCAAAGGCAAGTGTTTGATTATCAGTAAGAGGTTTGATCTCGGTCATGTATGACCTATCAATAGGTTTCTTTCTCTTCATCATCTTCTTAGACATCGGTTGAAGTGGTGCAGTACCATTACCGTTGGATTTCTTTTTTGCTCTTGGCATTATGTAAATCTACTCAGGTTTGCAAGGGGATGAGCCTCCTGTACTTTAGACATCACCTCTTTAAATCCATCATCGGATTTGGGTTTGCCATAAGTAGCAGAAGTATTTTGATTACCAAAGTATCTTTCCAACTCTGGGTGATCTTCTTTGAACTCATCAAGTTTAGTCATCGACATACGGTGTTCAGTAACCTCACCTGTTTCCGTATTAATAAAATCGTAAGTAGGCATCTCTGGTATGTGTTATTTGGTGTGTACATATTCTAATGCTTCAGCAGTGATAGGGAATTGTTCTATGAATATTCCCCTTACTGCTTCTGCAATATCCATGTGTTCCTTTTGGGTTCCATGTGCAGAACGTAAATCTATGTAGTGAATCCACGAACGTATACTCCCAGTCATATACAATTTAGTTGGTGTAGCAAGAGGTAGTACAAATCTTGCACACTCCTTAGCAATACCAGCATCAAGCATCTCTTTATATAACTTCATTCCATCAACAAAATGTCTTTGCATTTTAATTTCAAAGTCTTGTTGTGTTAATGGATCTATATCATCTATACTATTCTGTCTGTTCTTATCATCCTGTCTGCGTAATGCTGGTAGTGGAATCTCTTTAGCAAGCATACTACTGTCAGCATACCTCTGAGAGAACTCTTGGTATGTAAATGATCTATGTCTTAATATCTGTGCAGCAAGACCTCTTGTAGTTGATATCTCTACAGTCATGTGTGCTTGCTCAAAGACACTCCAGTGTCCAT